TGCCGCTGAATTTGGTCCTGATGGTTGGGAGTTTGCTCCTGGTGAACGACTATTTAGTGTTGAAGACGCCATTCTTTTTGCTCTGTTTAAAGCAGTTTTTGCTCCTTTCGCTAATTGTGGTGGTTTTGGTACCTTTGGCCAAAATCAACCTAATTCTATTGGTATTACTTTTGCCGGTGATTCTGCAGCTAGGTTTTTGAAAGAGATTACTGGAAATAAGTTTCCTATGCCAAAAGATGTTAACGGGTTTGTTGAGTGGCAAACTAAGGTGGCCGAACATTTCTGGATATTAGAATGGGATTGGTCAAAATGGGATATTTTGGTCTCTTCAACCATAATTCAATTGGCAATGCGCCAAATTTTCTCTAGGTTTGATCTTGACTTTGAAAATAAGTTTTCACCTGATTCTCATGACTATCACGTAGTTCGATTTTTCCGTTTTGTTTTGTGGCGAATGTTAGAGATAGTCGTCGTAAAGATAATGACTTCCCCTTGTGGTACGGACTATTATTATGTTCTTAATGGAATGTCTAGCGGAAGGTACATTACAGCGATAATAAATACCATGGTTAATAATGTTATCACTGATTTTATCTTAGCCGATATTTATGGACTGTCAAAAGTGTTTAAGTCACAAAGGAAAGGGGAATATAATAGTAAATTTTTTGGTGATGATGTATTGGCTTTGTTGTCTAAATCCCAATTTCCTGAATTTAGTCCAGATAAATTTATTGTTCGTGCAAAAAAATTTTTTGGTATGCTTGTGAAGCCTGAAAATTTTAAAATTTGTGAAAGAATTTTTGTTGATACTACTTTAAGGCAAGATAAATTTTCACCGACATTTCTAAAGATGCAGTTCAATTTAGTACAATGTCCTTTGTGTGAAGCTCCTCATGTTTGTTGGTACCGTAATTCTGATTTAATTGTACCTAAATTATTTACCAATTCAAAGAAATCCACTACAGTTGAAGATTTGGTTCAAAAAATGTTTTGTGTGGGCTGGACTCTTGGATGCAATTATGATGTATACAAGGTTTGTAGATTCACTGTCGATTATTTAAAAGTTCAAGACAATAGTGAATATGATGAAGAAAACGCACGAAAATTGTTGACTCATGGTTTAGATCTTCCTTTTACTCGTTTTCCGTCATATGCTGATGTTGTTTACTATAATTCTTGTCCTACTTCTGTCGGCACGCACATTAAAATTCGAACATTTGTTCCTTGGAACCAGTATGTTTTGGCTGGTGAGGAATTCTTTGCTGATGAATGATTTTTTTTTAATCCTATTTTTGTGGTTAGTAATTCCACATTAACAAAAAAAAAAAATTTTAGTTGTTATGTTTTTTTCTTTTATTGTTCCTTTTCATATAGACGAATAAAAGCGCCTCTTAGATGCGTTTTGATTCG